ACATAACCCTTTTCAAACGCTTCTTCAGCTTTTGCATAATTCCTCCTGTAACCCCATACTTCAATTCCTGCTTTCATCATACGGCGAGACATACCCTCGCCCATTCTTCCTAGTCCGATTAAACCTACTTTCATAATTCAACATGCGAAAGGTCGTGCTGCCTGGCGGCGTCGTTTTAGTTCACTGGCAATACTGCCAAGTTCATTGTATACTTTATCACCACACACATAATTGTGTTGGCGTCGTTCCACAGATTCTATGATTTGATCATACTCTTTCTGAGTGAAATCTGGGAAAAATTTACTAGTCATTTAACCTCGTTTTGAAAGTAATCTGGAAAGGGACAACCCTTGAACTTATGTATCTCATCTACAGATAAGACAAACATAGTTACAAATCCCAGGCAAAATGCGAACAACATTTGTGGGAAATTGTAATTGCCCATGTATGCTGTTGGATCAGGTTCATCATCGTGAGGATGAATCATCCTTGAGATTTCTAAGGACCGCTTCGACTTGTCGTCTGATTCGGTCTCTTGCTTCTGGGTCTTCGGTTTCTTTTCGGGAGTATCCATGTTTCTGATGGAATATAAAATGTGCTTGACATATTATAGTAATCACAAACAAAAATAGGGTAACTATCCCTACCGATTCTATAAACTTATCTTCAACCATGGGAATAGAGGTTCTATAACCCCAATAAGTCGAAGCAAACCCTCAGCAAAAAGTGCAAGAACAACCCAACCAACACAAAAACTGATAATTGAAGCATTTCGATTATGTTTTCGTATGGCATCGTCGATCATCTCCTGTACTTTTTCTTCTGTCACATAGTGACTCGGTTTAATTTCCTCCATTCTCATGTCTCTATCAATTTAATTGCTTTTTCTAATTCATGAACATGTTGGAGTTCATCATTTAAGATCTCAAGGATCTTATCGTCATGTCCGTTATCTGCAAGATACTTAGCGTATGTTGTAGCGGCATGAACTTCTACCTCGTATGAGAGGTGGTAAGCAGAGCGAGGAGCCAACCAATAATAAACCACGTTGACCCAATAGTAGATAAGTACAAGGTGTCTGGCGACAAAGCGATCCACCCAATAAGTATTACCGCCCCTAGATTCCATATATTCCAGGTGCTCTGTTTCGTTAAGTGTTTGAGCAAAATGTTCCTCCATCAGATAGATGTGTTCTGGACCACGCAAACCCATAGATTCGCGCAAATGCAATACACTCAAAAACGCAAAATATGGTGCCCGAGCAATTTCCTCAAGCACCCAGAAGCGTTGATAGTCCCTTCCTCTATAAAGGAAGTCAATGATTGCTACAGTGATATTCAGAGTAACTTCATTGAATTTTTTCATTATTTGACGTGGATAGTACCAATCATGCCAGCCCCCTTGTGGGGTCCACACCAATAAGTATAGTCGCCTGCCTCAGGAAATGCAACATCAAACTCTTCTCCAGGCATCATTGCTAGGGCTTCGTGACCTAACTCAGGATGATCCTCAACAATAACATTGTGTGGAGGGAGCATGTTGTTAACAAAATGGACTGATTCTCCAGCACTGATGGTAATTTCTGCTGGTTCAAATACAAGATTTCCACCAGAACCCATCTGTACATCTACTGCCCATGCAGGAGCAGCGAGAAATAGTGTAGCAATAAGTGCGAAAATAAACTTCATTAAAGATTACGCAACTACACTATCTATCAGTGCATATTTAACGATACTTGATCATGTGTCAGGCATTCCTGACTTCTTCATCATGGCATCCAATTGACCATCAACGTACCCTCTTCGATAGTCCCAGGTCTGTCCACCTATCTGTCCACGACTAGCGTTTATACATTTATTATAGTCTGGATCTTCTTTTGAAATGTTGTTGCAAACGAGTCCTGCCAGATCCATTTCGTTGCCTTTCTGACCAGTTCCTGTCCACATATGCTGTCCGTTTAACCAAACGGCACCACACTTCTCGCACTCCTTCCGTTCCATGGAAAAAGACGAGACTTCCTTTGGATCAGTCATTTCTGCAGTATCCTCTTGTAGTGGGTTTACCTATTTATTGTAACACGTTGATGCAATTTGTCAACGTGTCAGCAGTTCCAAGCTCGTAACGATTTGTTGATTCTTGAATCAGGATCTGAAGCAGTTTTCTTAGAGGTTAACTTTGCTTTCATACCTTTCATTCGAGCACAGAAGGATGCCCTACGGGGATTTCCAACCTTCTTTGATGGTGCCTTAAGGTCGCTTCCAGGATTTTCTCTCTCGTAAGACTTTCGTCCTTTTTCGTTGAGTCCACCTGATTTGTTTTTTCCTGCTTTCCTTGTCCAGGCTGCAGCTTCATTTTGCGTCTCTTCCTTTTTGACGCAGCGGTTGTACGTTTTGCCGAATAGTTTTTGGGTTCCTTTTTTCTCGTAACCTTTCCAGCATTTCTTTGCTTCGTTGGTTACTTCCTCATTCTTTGGGCGGCAATCATTTACCAACTTGCCTCCCTTCATTTTCATACCTACTTTTTTATGTGACTTCCAGCAATTCTGTGCTTTCTCCTGAAAGTCAGAGAACGATAAGTTCCCTTCAAATTCTTCTTTCTTTGTAGAGTTTCCCCAATTCTTTGCACCTTTCTTTCGGCATTTGACTAGTGCTCCGCTGGCATACGCACTTGGCCAAACAGAATAACGAGACTTTACCTTATGGTAGCAGGCATCTTTCTTGCCTTCTTTTTCTAATACAATTTCTTCTTTTTTCAAACCTAAACGACCTAATAGCGATTTCTTTTTAGGTTTAGAAGGAGTATATCCTTTTTGACGTTTAGCATAATCCATGTAAGACTCACCCTTTCTCAGTTTCTTAGGGTCAGATTTTGGTTTAGAAGCAGCAGCACGATCTTCGCGAGCACGCTGGTTTGCACCAGGACCGCCTAGCTTACGATCCTTGTCAGGATCAGGATGCCAGTAATCGCCTCTTTCATTGAGGTCTTTCTTACCATAATCACCTTGAGCGTTAGGTTTACCAGTCTTTTTCTTGGCGACAGCTCTCTTAGAACCATCGGCATTTCTAAAGTCTTGGGGATAAGTTGCTTCTGTTTTCACGTTGATTGCCTTACCTTTACGATCTGGATTTGGATCTTTAGCATTCTTGCGACGGAATGCTGCTTCCTCCTCATCCTTATTTAGGTTTCTTTTCATCTTACTAGACCCACACTTGGGTTTAGTTGTTTGTCCTGGTTGTCTGGCACAGGGTTTTCCTGCATATTTACCACCGAGTTGAACCCAACCAGGCTTGCCATCAGAAGACTTACTCTTGCTAAACCAGTCACGCAAAGAACTATCACCAGATTTCGTGCCTTCGGACATTCCTTCGCCTCCTTCAGAAGTGATCCCAGATTCTTCCGCCGCATCTTTCTGCTCTTCTTTAGTTGCATCTTTCACTGCATAACGATCCCACAGGGCACCACCATAACTACATTGTTTACGAGTCTCCTTCTTTCTACAAAGGCGACAATAGCGGGTTTCACATTTTTCTGCAACGACTTCTTCTTTGAATCCCATGCCAGATTTCCAGGTTTTTTGTTTTGTTTGTTTTTTCTGAGCTAACTTGTTAGCAGTGGCATACATAACATCTTTGTCACGTTTGCCATAAAGATCTTTAAAGCGAGAAGCGTTTTTGTTCTTCATCCCTCTAAAGATTCTTTCTGCTTCCTGGTTAACTAATGGCATATCAACCGCCTACAACTTGAATTTCTTCAACAACAATTGCCTGACCAGTTGCAGCGATTTTCACGCAGCGTTTGACGATTGCTTGAGGTCCGCTGTAAGCATAGGTGTAATCAGCAGATGCAGAAGATGAATCGATATCAGTAGTGATTGTGTTTCCTGTTGCAGCAGTGACTTTCTTGCCAGCGGTGCCAGCAGAAAGGAAGTTGGAATCGATAGCAGGCGAGGTGCTAGCATCTTCTACAGCAATAAAATCTCCTACAGAAAATGGGTGTGTATTAGTAACTTCGCCAAGGTTTGTACCAAGTTGATAGTCTGCAGTGGAGTCATCTACTGCCTTAACAATTCTTGCTTGACCAGGTTTACCACCTTTAATCAGAAGTGCTTGATCTTGAATAAGGGTGATTGCGGGACCATCATTGAAGGAAACTGTTGCGTCACCTGCAGTTGCAACTACGCGATAATATCCAGTCTGAACAACTTGATACTCAGTAGCATCAGCAGCGATTGCATTAGTGCTTAAAACGTTAATTACTGTCATGTCGTGTTATTTCGTGTCCTCTTTATTTATCTGTTTTTGCTGTTTTAGCATCTTTTGTAGTTCCGCTGTAGAGCCCACAAACATAGTGTTATTAACCGTAGATGGTCCAGATTTTTTCTCATCGGCATCTAACTCCTTCATTTTCTTTTGTAGGTCAATGAGTTTGTCGGCAGTATCTGCTACGTTTTTGATAAGTTGACCTGCAACTTCATAAGCACGAGGATGATCTGACGCTCGTGCCACGTCAAGTATGCCATCAACTGCCTCCTGTCCTTTCATTACTAAGTTGTGAAGTTGAGCACGAGATACTTCATAATCGTGCTTTACATCTTCTGTTTCTGTTTTCTTCAATACTGGTTTTACTTTTTCCACATGCTTCTGGAGTTCAGAGGGTTCTGTACCAAAAGCATCATTCAGTCCATCAAAAGGATTGCCCATTTTTAAATTGCCTCGTCAGCGCCGCTTACAGGATTACGTTTCTTGATATCAGTAAACTCAGATGTAAGTTCACCAAAACCAAAGTCATCTTCAGAATCAAGCAACGCATCATCTGCATCATTGACTAAGAATACATTAGCACCATTTGCATGTGCCGCAGCAGTAGTTCCTTCATATGCTCTTACAACTGTCAAGTTATTACCAGACTTTTTAGATACTCTAAAGAGTTCAGTATCAATATAGATGCTATCAAATTTATTGATACCTGATGCATCAGCAACAGCAATTAAATTATCATCTGCATCCGTGGCAGATGATAATGTAGTAACAACAACTCCGTCTCTATCTTGCAGAGATGTAGGAGTTACCTGATAACGAACCTCTCTTGGTGCAGTGACTTTTGCAGATGTAGAATAATCGACAATTGCCTTTTTGATGACCTTGGGTTCTGTAACAGGACCATAAAGATATGTTTTTACACTGAATTGTAAGGTGTAAATAATTGCTCTACGGGTAGAAAAGTCTCCCTCATAGTCGTCCTCATAATCAATATTTTGTAAAACTACAGGAACATCTTTCACTTCATTCATAGAAGGAAGAAGTTTTACAGAAAGATTATAATGCGGTTGGAAGTATGGCAAAATCTGTTCCAAGATTTGCAAACCATCTTCTTGATTTTTAGAAATAATTGCTAATTCAAATCCCAAATTATATGGGACTGGCATGAATACATTTTTGTTTTTTGTATTGCTAGTGGGTATAGCAATCTTTTGAGTTGGCGATACCTTTCTAGAAGAGTCGTATGTAATGCCATTGATTTCAAAAGATATTCTTGGCAGTGTAATCTGTACTCTTTTATTTGTAGGGTCAGGTACTTGATCGAGACGCGCCAGAAACTTTGCTTTGGGACCATATGCCAGAGGCACTTTCATTACTTCATCAGAACGACGAAGTTCGATGTTGTTGAACAAAGTTCCAAATGCAACAACAGTCTTTCTAAAAATTTCGTGATATGAATATGTGCCTAACATCAGATTGTAGTATCAGTAGTGGACCCAATAGAACCGAAAGGATTTGATTCGGTGAAATCAATAATATCATCATCAAGAGTTTCAAAGTCGTAGTTCTGATCGACACTAGACTCAGTATTAACATTATTTAGTGTATTGTACGATGCAGATGTCCATGCAGCACCTGAAGTTTGACCAGTTACAGTTTCTGGAATAGTGAAAATGCCAGATCTATTAAAGACTTGGAGTTGTCTATTAGATGAATCCCATGCCTTAACTTCTGCCGTAACATTAGAAGCACCACCAGCAACAATTTCTCCGATTGTAAAATCTCCAGTGCCACCTGCAGCAAAGTTAACTGTGATGGCATTGGCAAATGCTGTCTCGATAGCATCAATTTCTGCAATACCAGTATCGAGATCTTCGTCGCTGTACTCAAAGAGTTCGCACTGACATTCCCAAACATAACCTTTACCAAGTTGGTAAAAGGGTTTCTCTGCTTCTACAAATTTAATTTCAAATAAATGTTTTGTCGTAGGAAACCAAATCAGATCTCCTTCATTTGGACGACCCTCTACATTCAAAGTTTCCAAGTCGTCAACTTTTTCTTTAAACTTCTCACGGGAAAAGATAAACGTCGTTTTATCTTCGACACGAACTCCAAATTTGCTAAGTAATTCGCCTTGTCCTTCCCATCCTTCAACATTATTAACGTATGCTCTGATTGCTCTTGCGCTATCAAATTGCGAGTCAGAGTCTTCTCCAAACGCCGTGTCACGATTAACAATCGTTCTTGGAACATAGTAGATATCTTGCCCATAAATTTCTATGCTCTCTACGACGAGATTCTCCATAAACTTCTGCTCTTGAGCAGAACCATTCGCCTTTAAAAGATTTGTATGATCGCTAAAAACGAAATCAGATGCTGGTGTGTTCTGAAATGCCATATTATCCTACCAAGTCTAGAGGGGGAATTTCGTATGTATCGCGAAGTTGTTCTTCAAGGTCTTTCTTAAATTGACTTGCATCTTCAAGAATTTGACGACCATTGAGAGTAACACCACCTAGCATTTGAATGCCATCATACTTACTTAGGTTACGACCCCACTGCTGTTGGAATAATGCCTCAACATAATCTTTCAACCAATTATCATTGTACATATCAGTGTATGTTTCGGGATCTTGGCGCATCAAAACTTCTACTAAAATAAAATCTCCCGCTTCCAATTCATCCCAATCAAAATCAAGATAAAGTCTACCTTGATGTTCGTTGAATCTTATTCTACGATTTGCATTATTATTAGTAACCCAATCCAAAGTCTCAAGATATTGAGATGTCATAAAGTAATGAAGAATATGTCCATGCGTCATCGCATAGATGTCATTCAAGAAGATCTGATATTTAATGTTGAAGATGTTACCAGGAACAACACTAGATGCACCGATCTGACTGAATACCCGATTGACACTCATCACTCCAGGAGGGAGAGAAACATACTGAGTATCTTCATACCAAGCAGAAGAACCAATTTGAGCAGTTGCTTTAGCAGCAGTTTTGATAGCATCAGTCACTTCAATCTTAATGAAAGACTTGTAACTACCATTGTAGTGATACTCTTGATAGTAATCGATTGCCTCTTCGATCAGGTCATCCAGTTGCGCTGAAGCAACGTTGATATCAATCGTTGGATAACCCAAACGACGAAGAGCGTAATCTCTTAGTTCTGTTTTAGTAGCGGGTCTAGTAGCGGACATTTTCTATTATGCGAATGTGGAGATCGTGAGAGTGGTTACATTACCAGCAGAAACTGTTTCACCCTTCTTGAAGAATCCATCAATTGTATCGATGGTTACTGAAGTAGCACCAAGTGCTGTGATAACACCAGTGGTTCCAGAAGTACCGCCAGTGATAGTGTTACCAACTGCCATGGTCTTAACTGTTCCAACTGTGACTTGTGCGTTACCATCGCCAGTGCTAATAGTGATGGTTTCACCTGCAACATATCCACTACCATCAGAATTAACAGCGATGCTCTGAATAACACCAGCAGATGCTGTGATATCTACTGTCAGTCCAGTGCCACTGCCACTTGAGGTAGTAGCAACACCTGTTGATGTGGAATAACCAGTACCACCAGTTACGATTGAACCAAGCGTAACGACATCACCAGGAGTAGGATCGCCAGACAAGTTTAGAACCAAAGTGGTAGTAGTAGCAAGGTTGTTGAGCATTGCTCTAAGTTGTTCAAACGCATGATCAAGTTTTGTTTGAACTCTTGCTTCAGTATAATACTGATTGGTAGAACCTTCACTCAGGTCATCAGTAGTTGCAGCAGCAATACGAGCATCAGCACGAGCATCTGTGTAGTACAGATTTGTGCCTTCTGCCAGGTCTCCAGTGTCATGGTTAGCAATACTAGAAACAGTTCCTGTTACGTTTCCAGTTACGTTACCAGTGAGATTACCTGTAACATCACCAGTAAGATCAGCAGTAACACCACCAGTTACAGTAAGAACGTTGGTGCCAGTGTTAAACTTCAGACCAGCATCTGCTCTGATAGAGGTAGTGCCAGATCCAGCAGTGTTAGCAGCAATTGCAACAAAGTAATCAGTTTGACTACCAGACTGACTTACGGAAACGCTAGTGGCATTACCAGTTACATTACCAGTAAGGTTACCTGTAACGTTACCAGTAAGATCGCCAGTGACATCACCAGTTACGTTACCAGTGACATCACCAGTTACGTTACCAGTCAGAGATGTTGCAACCAAGACACCAGTGATAGTCGCGCCTGTCGCAGTTGTTTCAAACTTCTTGGAGTTATCGTAGTAGAGTTCAACTGCCCCATCTGTAATAAATTTTGCTTTGAATTCCGAGAGTGCTCCATTAGTAATATTAACATTAGCATTACCACCTAAGTATAAGTCACCAACTCCCTCATCAT